AGAAGAAAGATAGACAAATCAACCTTCTTATTGCTGATTTGAAGCCACTTATAACAAATATAGGTGACGCTGCTCTTCTTGTACCTGTTATCAAAGACTACATGGAAGTATCTGTCAAAAATGATGAACATCTTGTAAAGATGGCAGCGGTTGTTCAGCGAATGGTATCAAACAAGGGTGAGGAAGGTAACTCGTTCTTGACAGATGAAGAGAAAGATGCTCTTCTAAAAGAGATAAAATCAATCGGTGAATCACAGGAGACACTTAAAATAAATGAATCCCCGCAAGACGATATTAAACGGTCAGGAATATGAATTAGTATCTGCTGAAGTAGTTGAAGTTGATTTTTCTGGAAAAGATAAAGAAAAACTTTATACTGTCATATGTAGGCTATTGGGTTCTTTCGGTTCACAAGCCGCATCTAATTTAATTCAAGCAAGAGCACTTGATGCAAATGTAAAAAATATTCCGATTGCTGGTGAAGTGGTAATGCTTGTAAAGGGCCCTACACCATACACCAGTTATGTTGGAGCAGGACAAGAATACTATTATACAAATCCTGTGTCAATACAGAGTTCTGTTCACCATAACGGTCTTCCTGGTGTAACTGAAGTTTTACCAGATCAGTCTCCAAATAATTCAGAAAAAAGACAAAGTTCACAGGACGGTGTACCCACTAAAACTTCAAAATCAAATTCAACAAAAACAACAATAGACCCTGCTTTCCCCGAAAGATTTGATGTTTATCCGATTCAACCATATTCGGGTGACATAATCCTTGAAGGAAGGTGGGGTCAATCTGTTAGATTTGGTTCTACCGTAGATGAAAGACAAGAATATCCTGTAAAACCATATTGGAAAAAAGGTTTTGGTGGAGTTGGAAATCCTATAACAATAATATCAAACGGGACTAACCCCGATCCAAATGAAAAGAAGCACAATGAGTTTACATTGGAAAACCCAGATGAAGATGATTCTTCAATTTGGATGACATCTGGTCAGGAAGTAAAATTTACACCAGCCTCTAAATATGTCCCATCTATAACAGATAAAAGTGTAAACTTATATGTAAAAAATAAGTTTGGTGGAAATCAGGTAATAATTGCTTCTGATAGAATAATATTTAATGCACGAAAACAAGAATTAATTGCTTTTTCAAAAGAAGGCATTGGTCTTTCCTCTGAGAAAGCAATCTCTATTGATGGTAAACAAGTTGTTGAGACGGAATCTGCTAGAATTAATCTTGGATTGAATGCAAAATCTCCTGTTCTTCTTGGGGATAGAACAATGGACTGGTTGAATGAATTGTGTACGATTCTATCCAGTACAATGAGTGCAATAACGAGTATAACTGTACCAACTGGTGTTGGGCCATCTGGTACACCAATAAATACTCCTGCATTTATTGATTTGAAATCTCGAATAAAGGCGATACAACAAAAAATTGAAAAATTACAATCACAGCTGGCATTCGTCAATGAATTTAGTCAAGGGCCAACTGAAGAGGCAAAGGCAAAAGAACAAGAAAGAGAACAAAAACAAGAAAAGAGAGATGAAGGAAGGCCAGAAGAAAGAAAATCTTCTGACCCTAATGAACTTTCTATATCTGAAAGAATGCCTCAAACTGGTGTACAATGGCAAGGCAATGTTCTTTGGGATCCAAATAAACAAATTATGTATGGTGCTAGAGATAAAAATTCTACAACTTGGTTCTATGATAAGTCATGGAGTGACATGATATCTGACATGACCGATAGTGATTCTATAAACGGATTTAATGTTGCTAGTAGCTATGAGGAAGGTAAAACTAAATTTAATAGTGAAATTATGGATTCTGTTGTTAATAAAGATACTGGTTCACTATCGGATGAACTTCCGAAAACAGATCCGGCGGAGGATTAAAAGTGGCTGTAACAGATTCAAATCAAACAAACAATTCTATTAAACCTATTGATTTTAATAAAATAGTAGATTTAAGAATTGATAATTTTGAAGATTTATTACCGGAGGGTGAACCGGGAATAGAAGAATATGTTTCATCACCATTTGGTACTTCACAAGAATCATATTCTGCTTCTGGTGGAGTTTCTAATCGTTTAACTAAAAATAAAACAAAATATAAATCTGGAGTCGATACGCCGGGTGGCCCGGCGAGTGCATATTTAGATTCAAAAGAAAGAGAAAAATTAAGTAAAGAACCTCTTTCAGAGGACGAATTAGTTCAAAGAATAAAATCGATGCCAGACAATATGCTTCCAAAGTTTGTTAAAGAGAACGCGGAAATCATTGTAAAAGAATTCAAAATAAATACAAAACAAAAAGTTGCTAATTTTTTAGGCCAGGTAGCATCTGAAAGTTTACGTGGTGTTTCTGAATATGTTTATTATAGAAATGCAGACGATTTCAGAAAAGTTTTTGGTTCTAGAATTGCTGGAAATGATTTAGAGGAATTTGTTTACGATGAAAAATATTTAACTAGCGGAACTGGATATGGTTTTAAATCCAAAAATCCTTGGGACGTAGAAGGTTGGCCAGATACATATTATGGCGCAAGAAGTGCACCTAGAATGGGTAATCAATATAGAAATGTATCTGAAGCGGAAAATGCGTTTGAAAAAGCTAAAAAAGGAAAGGCACCTGAAGATTTTCACGATGATCCTGGATTTTATAAAGGAAGTCCAGATGGATATGCATATAGAGGACATGGTATTATACAAATAACTGGAAAAGTTCAATATGAATATATGAACAAGATATTTGGTAAAGGCGGAAAACACGAGGATAAAGAAGTTGTTGATAAAGGATATGATTTTCTAAAAAATCCTGAAATAGTTTCATATAATTGGAAAAATCTTGGAAATCCAAACAAATATGCTTTATTGAGTTCACTTATGTGGTGGGAAAATAATGCTGGAGTTTACATAGACGAAGTTAGTTTACCGACTACAAAAACAATAACAGGAGCCGTTAGAGGAAGATCAGACGGGTATCAGGAAAGACATGACGTTGTATTGAAATATTATGATTGGTTATTGTTAGGAAAAGCTCCACAAAACTTTACCGGAGTTGGTGTTCTTAAAACATCTTTGAAAGCAAGTGCAAGTGGTGGGTATAGTGGGGGAAGTTCTACATCTAGATGGGGAACAATCACATATGTTCCACAGAGTGGCGATTCTAGAAATGGTGATGCGATTACTATTACAAATAGTTATGCCTCGGATAATATACGAGTGTTTAATATTCCTCAGTTGGCGAAAATCAAAAACCCAGTTGGAATACAAAGACGTTTTCACAAGAATGTAGGCCCGATAATGCAAAACTTTTTTGAAGAAATTGAAAAGTTGGGACTACTTCATCATGTAATAACTTATAATGGTGATTATGTACCTAGATTTATTAGACAAACTAATGGTAGAAATCCAAGACCACTGAGTCCTCATGCATGGGGAACCGCATTTGATATAAATGTTGCATGGAATCCATTTAAAAAACCACCAGCTCCTCGTGGTTCATACGGTTCTGTATGGGAACTTATTCCAACCGCAACAAAATTTGGAATAAGCTGGGGTGGTGCTTAGTCGCGGACACCCGATGGTATGCACTTTGAAGTAAGTTGATAATTATTTTAATTTTTCTTAATTATGTATATACAAACAATATAAAGGATTATAAGATGGATACAAAAGGATTTTTAAAAGAAATTCGTTCTATTATACGTGAAGAAATAGAATATGCTTTAGAGAAAAGATTGAAGGAATCAAAGAAACCAACGAGTGAAACAATAAATCACGGCGTATCTTTGTATAAACAAGCAACCAGTGGTGTTTTACAAAAACAAACTCAGAAAAAACCACTTAATAAGCCAAATAGTAAGTTTGGAAGTATTAATGATATTCTTGAAGAAACCAGAAAAAGTCTTCAAGAAAACTATTCCATAGATGATTACGATGGTGGTCGTGAAATAGGCTTCAATACAAATTCTCTTAATGCTTTTGCAAATGAAAGACACGGTGTTATAGATGCAACACCCGCTGGTGTAAATTTAAATGAAGTAGCACCAGAGGTAGCATCAGCATTAACTCGTGATTATTCCGCTTTAATGGCAAAAATTAACGAGAAAAAAGGGAGATAATAATTGCCAAGATATAGAAGAAAAAGTATTATTATAAATGAGCCAAGCTCCTCTATAAACTATTATGTGAAACCAATAGGTATCACTATACCATTTAATAATCCAAATGGTATTTTTTATCAAAGTTATACAAACCGAGTTCAAGTTTATTCTAACGTAAAAAATCTTCTTCTTACCGCAAAGGGGGAGAGATATATGCAACCCGAATTCGGCACAGAACTGCGCTATATACTTTTTGAAAATATATCAGATGAAAGACAATTTATAGATGCTATAAAGGGTGACATAATTGAGGCAATAACTACTTGGATTCCATACGTTGGTATAACAAGACTCGAAGTAAATATAAACATGACAGAGGATGGTAGAGTTGATGACCCATCTCATGCCGTAGGTATATTCCTTGAACTGAAAATAACAGGAACAAACATATATTTACCCATTC